CGCGGGCGCGCCGCCACCGCCACCGGATATGCCTACAGAACTTCGCGGCTATATCCATGAATTTCTGTGGGATACCGGCGGGGAAGCACCAAAAGTAAATATCGAGAAAGAAGGACACTAAATGTCTCGTACTGATGTCGCTCTTGCGTGGATGAATGCCCGCAAGGGGCGCGTAAGCTATTCCATGTACCAGCGTTGGGGACCTAGCTCTTACGATTGTTCTAGCGCTATCTATTACGCACTTATCGCCGCCGGGTACTTCCCACAGGGTACCGCTATCGGTTCCACTGAATCGCTGTTCAATGACCTTGAACGTTTCGGGTGGACTAAGCTCGCACCTAACGCAGATGGCTCTTATTCGCCCCGGCGCGGTGACGTGTTCATTTGGGGTGTACGCGGCGCTTCTTACGGCGCTAACGGCCATACCGGTATCTTCCTGGATGATAACGAGAATATCATTCACTGCAACTACGGTAATAACGGTATCTCAGTGCAACAGCACGATAGCTATTGGTCTCTTGCAGGGCGACCGGTGGCAACGTTCTACCGCCCGCCCCGTGATACTGTAGCCGCCCCGCCGGTTCGCGCACAGAATCAGAATCAAAGCGGATGGGTTGCTAAGCGTGGTACGTTCACGGTGAATGATACCCTTCCCGTCTCGAACGACACTAACCCTAACTCCCCCTCGCAGGGTGAGTACAAGCCGGGGCAGTCGTTCATTTATGACGGCTACATTGCTGAAAACGGTTTTGTGTGGCTAACCTACACAAGCTATTCGGGTAAGCGACGCTATGTCGCTATCGGCCCGGATGATAACAACCCGTCCAATACTTGGGGTACGGGTTTCTTCAACTAATTAAATAAGGAAAGAAAAACTAATGCACCTTACTAGTGAGCAGTGGGCATCCGTTCGTAAGTTCGCTTACGCTGTTATCCCTCTGGTTGGTAACCTGCTTATCGCCCTCGGTTTCGTATCGACTGAGCTGTGGCAGATTATCTCGGGTATCGCGTTGCAGGTAGTCACCTTTGGCGTGGCTTTCTTCAACGTTACCCCTACCAACCCTTCTACTGACAGCGAAGCACCCATAGAGCCTGTAGCACCGGATGCTAACGCTAACGGCACTACTCAGCTCTAAGAGTGAGTGACGAAACACCCCCGGCGCGTTGCCTACCCTAACGCG